CACCGCCTTTAGCCCTGCGGAGTATTCTGTCAAGGTGAGATTTTAGGTTTATAAATCCGCCAATCTCATGACCATCCTCCCACGCAGCACCGAATTTGAGACCATTCACGATAGCAAGACTGGTGCTTTGTTGACTGAAGCCCGCCCCCGTGTCCTTGCGCTCTTCCGTTTCGGCCGATTCGCCCTGGTAGACCTGATGATATTTCACGCCGTCCACCACTCTTTCGACCCAGATCACATAATTGTCAGCCATCTTCTACGCCCTCCCAGCTATTTAGTTCTTCCGCCAAACAATAGGCGTCAGTTTTTGCTGTAACATTTCAGTCCTTTCCCTCCCCTCCCGGGTGACCGTCATTGAGACGGTCACCCTTCGAGGAGAAAATAATGCGCCTCAATGAGGCCTAAAACAGATCGGCTTGCCCCTCAGCCTGGTAGGCTGCTGCAAGCACGTGGGAGAGTTCGGTTTTACTTTGGGGGTTTACAACGTAGGCACCACCCGCATCCTTCTGAGGTTTGAGCCAGTCCAGGGCTGCCTTGATCAGCGCACCGTCGATGTCTTTGGTGGACTCTTTGCCAAACAGGAAATATTGGGCAGTATGCCGTTTTTCATCATCCTGGTAGAACTCGGACAGCAGGGCGGCCAACAGGTTGCGCTGCTTATCAGAGGGATTGTAAGCGCCGATGCTCTTGGCTTTGGCTGCCAGGGCTTGCCGGAGCGTTGCGGGGTCATAGGGACGGGTCTTCAGATCAAGCTTAGCGGCGGCTGCCGTTGGTTCCTGCTCTGGAATATTAGTGACCACACCATCCAAAATCTCATCCTCGTCATCAAAATCCTGATCCTGATCTTGATCCGGATCGGGAGCGTAGTCCGGTGCGGCGATCTGTGCCTGCACCTGGGTACCTGCGCCCAGGGTGGCTTCGGACATTCTGATTGCCATTTGCTTGACCCAGGAGGGATCGATCTTGATGTTGAGGAGCCACTTGTCAATCCGGCGGGGGCCTTCGGGAGAGTTCCAGAGGATGGACTGCTGGGCACGAAAGACGTTGATCCGCACACCGGCAACCCGTCCGCCGGTGGCAGCATCAGCCACCATCTGGACGGCGGCGATGTTGTTCTGGATGTTGAGGCTGTCATAGTAGGAGGTGGATTTGAGCAGGAACCAGACGAAATCTTCCATCTCGGGGATGAAAAGCTTGACGCGGGTCTGGGTCTTGATGGGGAGGGTGACCTGGCGTCCGTCGTGGCTGGTGTAGGTGAGGGCACGAAAGGCGTAGGGATCATAGGTGGTGCTGACGCCCTGCCCCTGGGCTGCGCCGTCACGAACCAGGTAGTCCCCATTTTCGGGGTTGCGATGAACAAGCACCTGACCATTGACCGCTTTGAAAACCAGCATGCCGGCTTTGTAGGCTTCGTTGCTGATCTCGTAGCAGGCGGACAGGTCGTTGAAGGGCAGCATGGCGTTGATAGTGGTTGGCGTGAGGGAGCCATAGAGTTCGAGGAAACGTTTCTGGTAGGCTTCCATGCCCGGTTCAAAGACCACACGGAAACGCTGCTCGAGGTCTTTACCTGGGCGCCGCTCGCCCTTGGGTGCGCCCTTGCGGATGTTGGCAACCACAGGGAAGGCAATTTGCTGTTTGCGGGTTTGCAGTTCGAGTGTCATTATTTTCTCCTTTTTCTAATAACCTAATTCTTGTAATAGTTGATCATTGCTGCGGGCGGGTCTTGTGGGGATCGCCCGTTCAGAATTTGGATCCCATTCGTATCTTTTGTCGGGTCCGCGCTGGCTCACCCAGGGCAGCACGAATTTGAGGGCTTGCCAGACCTGGTAACGTTCCATGCGGGCGAGGGCTTCGGTATATTCGATGTGATGCTTGCTGACGTAGCCTTCGCAGGGGCAACCTGGGGTGATGCAGGCGATGGTGTAAACGTGCGAACCAGTGGGGCTGTGTTCGCCGGTGGGTTGCTGGTGAAGATCGCCCCAGCAGTTGGCGCAGACGTAATGCGAGAGAACGCCACGGTGCAGGACGGGGTTGAGGCGGGGGGACATCAGAGCACCTCTCCACAATCCAGGCAGAGGGTCAGGGTCTTGCCGTCCCGGGTGGCGTAGGGCAGGGTGTTGGTGTGAGGACAAGCAGCCTCCAGGGCGAGGATGCGTCCGTTGCGCATGCGGTAGCCTTTGTGGGTGCGGGTATCCAGGACGGTGATGGTGCCATCGTCATTGGCGATGCGCATGAGGGCGCCGTCGAAGGACATGAGCAGGCGGGGGACGGTGTCATCAGTCATTGGCAGCCTCGCAATCACGCTCAGGGAGGGGAAAGCCGCATTCGGGACAAAGACCGTTCTCGCGGCATAAATCCGCGAGACGATCGAGGGCTTTGCCAAAATCGGGCGGGGTGGCACCGTAAACGCCAATCCCCAGCTGCGGCAATTGCTCACTGAAAGCCTGTTTTACCAATTCATTGTAAAGATCGAGTTGCCGGTCAGTCATTATTTCACCCCCAGTCGGACACCATTGACCCGAATATTTTCGAGGGGGACGGAGCCGGTGTCGAGGGCGTCCATGCCAAAGCGGGACATGCCGAAGGGGTGGGGCTGCCAGCCGTCAATCGGGAGGGCGTGCACCTGGACGAACCACTCGTCTTGCGTGCAGATTGCGTGCAGAACCTCCACGGCGTACCAGGAGCCACGGATTTGGGCTTCGGCATACTTTGGTATCACAATCCATTTGCGACCCTGCCAGACACGGCGCCGGTATTGGTCTTTGTACAGGTCGTCCAGCTCGAGGGCGTAGCGGGTGGCTTCTTCAACCCTCTCGTGGGCGAACTCAAGTCTTTCCTTGTTAGGGTTATTGCCCAACGTACAAAACTCATAAAAGTCGCAGGCTTTGACTTGATCATCCCACGCCTGGTCAACTTCCTGGCGGGTGACGATCGTCTCTGTGAATGTGTCAGATTGGGGTTGTTCAGATAGAACGGGTGTGCTATAATCGTGCAGTACGTCAGTCATTGTTTTCTCCTGTTTCTGTAGAGCCAGTTGGTAGCTGGCCTGAAGTACCTATATTATACACGATTTGATTAGTTTGTCAAGTAAACCAGACATATTAACTTGACAGATTGCACCCCATAGTGTATAGTAGTTTCAGGAAAGGAGGTCGAATGCCAAAAAAGATTATTGTCAAAGTCCCCGAAATATTAAAGGCAAGAGGTTTGGATGCTCGGGATTTAATTTTCGGCGCGAAAATTTCACCGGACACAGCCTATAATTGGGCTGATCCAGATAAAGCGTCGGAATTAAACCGAGCGCATTTTAATACTCTGCTTGGCATTGCAGAATGGCTTGACCTCGCAATGAGTGATATTCTGGAAATCGTGGACGATGACACATAGGTAGTTAAACACGGATAGGGCGCTACAGACGCCCTACCCGTTTTGAAATACTCCCTGCGGCTAGGCACCAAACAGGAGAGTGGTTATCAGCCTTGCGGCTGTTGAACCCAAAGCCCCACCAGACCCCAGTGTTTGTAAAGGCTCCTCCTGCCAGGGACTTGCACCTTACCAACCGAATAGGTCACGACACCAGAATCTGGTGGTTTTTAATGTTGACGGGCATGAAAGATTAAAATACCCGTAGGTCGGGGCGGGCGGATTTGAACCGCCGACCCAAAAATACGGGGGAATTAATCTTAACCAAATTCCCATTTTTAATCTTTCTACTTTCCATCGATGCCCCAGACTGTCACGGGGCTGGCTTTTTCGTGCGCCCTGGCAATGTCCGATTGGGCGATGTCGAGATAGCGCATCACCATCACCAGGGTGGAATGCCCCAGGATGCGCTTGAGGGTGTAGATATCTCCCCCATTGCGCAGGAAGGTGGTGGCAAAGGTATGGCGGAACTTGTGGGCGTAGACTTCTGAGACGCCCGAACTCCGGTTCAACCTTTCCATCAGCGACCGCAGGGCATTGTAATTCATGGCTTTTCCGGTGATGTTGGAGGCAAAGACGGCTTCCCCACCGGCGATGCCTTCCTCGCTGATCTTCCGCTTGAGCAGCTGACGATGGATCGCCTTTTCAGTGGCTTCCGAAATTGGCACGATCCGGCTCTTCTTCCCCTTCCCACAACGAATATGCAGCGACCCGCCCTGCCAATCCTCCAACATCAGGTTGGTCAGCTCGGTGGCACGCATGCCGGTATCGAGCAGCACCAGCACGATCGCCCGATCCCGGGCGGATCGGCAAGCCCGCAGCAATCTTTTTACTTCCGCTTCCGTGAAGGGGATGATGCGGGGTTTGACGTAGGAGGGACGGCGGATCTTCCGGACGATGTGCTGGCGAGTATAGCCGTTATCCACCGCCCAGGTCCACAAAGCTGAAAGGGCTGTGTGGTAATTGCAGAGGGTCTTGTCTGAGATTTTGTCCTGAGCGCCCAGGAAAGCCCGCACCTGGGCAGTGTCAATCGCATCAAAGGCCACCCCAGCCCCCACAAAGCGTTGAAATTTAGCGAAGGTATTTTGATAGTCGTCGATTGTCCAGGGACTGTATCGTTCAGCTTCCTTGGCGGCCAGATACTCCCCAACTGTTTCCGTCAATGTTTTTGATTTTTGAAAAAGGCGCACGTCGTCCATACTCCCAAGTTACAGCAAAACTGGCATTTTGTCATAAAAATTTTTGATTCACTTGTGATTGTGTGACCCCCTGACTGCGACACCCATGCGCTTGACCTATTCGATTTTATCACATTTATAGAAAGGATGTTCTAAGAATGAATCGCCAAAGCAGAATTCTTTTCATCATTGCTTACATCCTGATCGGATTGCTGATCGTTCTGTCGCTGTACATGCTTTTAGGAGGCAATCGATGAGCTTTGATATCGCATTTATGTTCATACTGACCATCGCCCTGCTGTTGGGGGTGATCGTCTACCTGATTAACCAGCTGGTGAAGGCAAAGGATCGCCAGATTGACCGGCTGCAATCTGAGTTGGACGCCCTGGTGGAACGCAAGCGCCACACCGGCCCCACGATGGCGGGACTGGAAGACGTGCGGGCTGTGATCGAAAACCTGAGACGTAACCGGATCATCGAAGACGACCTGCTCGATGCCTGCGCCAACACCCTGGGGAAACTTCGCCAGGGACCCTATGCCTATGACCCCGAAACCCCATCTGGCAAACGAGAGGGATTCAAGTGAGCCGGTAGGCTCGCCTGGACTGGAGGGTAAGTCAATGTTCAATGCAATGCTCCTCATCCCCCTGCTGCTGACCCCTTGTTACAGCCTGCCCCAGGGCGTCAGCACGGATGGCTTTGACCCCGTGGCTCTTTATCAGGAACTTTCGCCGCTGGCTGAGAGGCTGTCGGACATCTCGGGCATTCCTCAACATCGGGTGCTTTATGAGGTCTTTGGGGACTTGCACTTTGAACACATCCCGACCGAGAGCATCAATTACAACTGCTTTTCGACCCTCAAATGCTATGGCAACCACGATATTTTGGGTGATCCAATGGCGCACGGGCTGCTGATCCACGAACTCGGTCACCGGTTTTTGAATAACACCGGTAAACCCTTCACCGATTTCGCTTACTCCCTGGGCTATGAGGACAACGGGCGGTGGATCCACGTTTCAGGGATCAACCCAATCACCAATAAGTTTGAGCGAACGCCTTTGGGCTATCCGGCGCAGGGGCAGCCCTATGAAATGCACGGCTGTCTGTCTCCCGATTACCACTCGTACAAGGAAGATATCGCCGACATGTTCATGGGCTGGGCGTTGGGAAACTTTTCAGACGATCAGGCTGGCAGGCTGCGCGAAGCATTTATCAGCCAGTTTATTTTGGAGAATTTACCACTAACCCACACAGAAACCATGATTGAGAGGAATTTCAATGACCGATGAGATGCACGATGTACAAATTTCAGTTGATCCTGATGCCACTGCGATGAAGCTTTATTCTGTGCCGAAAGGGATGCAATACATATTGTCCTTTGAGGGCAGCACCGACCGATTGGAGGTGGTCAATCCTGCTTACGGGCGGCACCCCTATATCAAGATACATCAGATAACCGGAACCGGTGATGCGATTGAACTGGAGGGAGAGGAGCCAAAATGAAATACCATCACCTCAACCCGGAAGATGAATTGGTCAAAAAGATATGGGAAATTATGCAATATCACAAGGGCTATGAACGCCGGATTGCGAGGGAGACCTTGACGTTCGCTGCGACCAAATCCCTGACCAAAAACACCGATCGCAAGGTCAGGGACGCCCTGGCTGAGCTGCCCGTCATCTGGCAGGATGGGTATTTTATCCCCGTCACCCAGGAGGAGGCGGACGCCTACATTGCGTCCATGCGCAGTCGTCAAGCTGCCATCGGGCAGCGGTTGCGGGTACTGGATGGCTATTTGAGGCAGCGGCGCGAGCCTGAGCACGCTGAACAGATGAAATTAATGGAGGTGTAGGCATGGCAAAAAGGAAATACATCAAATTGCCTTGTCATATTTTGGATAATCCAAATATAGGAACTTTGCCCGATAAAGAATGGCGCGAATATATCACATCCCTGTTTAATGATCCTGCAAATGTTCACTATGAAGCACCTCCGCTGAGGCTTGAGTTTCTACGTAAAAGATCAAAATTGAAGCGATTATTGTTTGAGCGATGAACATAAATGCAGGTTTTGCGGATCAACAAAGCAATTGGAAATAGATCACATCATACCGCTTGCCAGGGGCGGCGAAAACAAACTGGAAAATCTTCAAATTTTATGTCGCAAATGCAACAGAACAAAGGGAGCAAAACACAATGGCAAATAGACGAATGATTTACCAAGACTTTTTTGAAGATGAATACTTTGGCGCGAAGGAATACGGATTGCGCTTGTTGTGGATTGGACTGATCGTGTCGGCTGCTGACGACCAGGGGCGTATCCTAGACAATACCTCACTGATAAGGGCTAAGGCATTCATGTTTGATAGCATTGAAAATGACAAGATAGATAAATGGCTATCTATCCTTGTAGATGATGGCAAGGTAATTAGATACAAGAGCGAGGGTAAGAGTCTTATCCAAATTACTAACTGGTGGGAATATCAAACACCTTCATGGGCAAGCCCCTCAAAATATCCGCCGCCCGACAATTGGACTGATCGCATCAAGTATCACGCCACGGGAGGCAAGATAGAGATGCAGAACTGGGATCAAGATGGCGGGCTACATAGCCCGCTACATAGCCCGCTACCTATGCCGGTAGATAGTTCTTTAAATGATGATGATATTAAAGATGATATTAAGAGTGATATTGATGATTATGATGATACCCCCCAACCCCTTCCTGACGACCTGTTTGATGCCTGCAGAGTAATTTACGAAACCACCAAGGGCTATCCGGTCACGGATGGTCAATCCTTCACCCTGATGATCAAAGAGTTTGAAAAGGAGGGGGTGACAGCCCAGGATTATCGCGAGGCAATCAAGGCGATGGACGCCGACCCAAAGTATTCGGGGAGAAAGCCGACCAGCTACAAAAACTGGGCGATTGGTTACGCCCAGGAAAGGCGCAACCCCAAGAAGAAACCAGGTGGGAAGCAGCCAAAAAAAGCGATCAGTCCAGAAGATTACAAAAAATCCTGGCTGGGTGACAGGGTGGAAACCGAGGCGATATGAGCGAACATGACGAACAAGTCGCACTGTTTCAGCTGCTTGCCCTACACGAAGCCTGTTATCCCCTGCTGAAATGGGTGTTTGCCATCCCCAACGGTGGGAAACGGCACCCTGCGGTGGCGGTCAAGATGAAAGCGGAGGGGGTGAAGGCAGGCGCGTGGGATATTTTCGTCCCTGTCCCGATCGATGACAAATGCGGATTGTGGATTGAGATGAAGTATGGCAAGAACGGCCTGACAGAGAACCAGGAGGCATTTCGTGAGGGCGTGGGTGAAGCTTATGCCTGGGCGGTGTGCACTTCAGCCGAGCAAGCCGCGCAGGTGATCGGCGAGTACCTGGGGATTGAGGCGTTGAAGGAGATTGAAACATGAAGATTGCGCTGGGGTTGATTTACATCATCGGGGTGATCGTGTTTATCGTCATCTGGTATCTTATCCCAGACGACTTTTCGGATCCGCCGGAGGATTGAGATGGCTGATAGTAAAGTGTATTCGTTGAGCTGTAAATTACAGGGAACTTATCACAGCCTGGAGGATGTCCAGATGGCGATTGACCTGATACTCACGCAGCCGGAAAAGTACTTGAAGGTGTACCCCTGGGTGCCAACGAGTGGGGAATATCCGTTTATCCACTATGTGAACCTAAACCAGATCGAGCAGGGTGAATCCTGAAACAATAAAGGAGTGGCAATAATGAGCAATTCGTACAAACTTAACGCGGTGATTTTTGACCCATCAACAAAAATCTACTATGGGATTGCCCATGAATGGGTGCATAACTATGGCAGCGATCCATCCGGGTATTTTTGGGTCGAGGAAGTCTTACCTGATGGCACGCTGACATTTCAGGCATTTCCATACGCACTGGTTGCAAGATGGCAGATAACCATTTCAAGAGAGCTTAGAAAAGACCTACAATCTGATCGGTAAGATGACCTGGCACTTTAACAAATGACCTGAAGGAGGTCTGAACGCTGAAACCACCGCCTGTTTTTTCGGCTCGACCTGACGGGAAGATGACGCTCTATGACGTGATCAGACAAATCCCTGCGCCCGACATGGTGCGGATTGAGGATGCGCTGAGCGACCTGATGGATCACGAAGGGTATGGTGAGGTGTGCATTGTGGTGGTGCGTGGAGAGGTGAAAGGGTGGAAGTTAATTGAGAGCAGGAAGTTTTAATTTCTCCCCGCCCTTTTGTGCTATAATTTGAGCAGACAGTATTTTTGAAACTTCGAGGACTGGTCAACCAGCCCGGAGTGTGTCCCTAAACATGGGATGCGCTCCGGGCTTTTTTTATTCACTATTTGAGATATGGAGGTTTGTGATGGTTATTGATTTGACGGGTTCGTTGGTGGCAGGAATCCCCCTCATGCTGGTTGTTATTGGCTTGGTGCAATATGTCAAAGAGAAGCTGGGTTGGTCAGGCTGGGGCGTGGAGGTTTTTGCCATCCTGCTGGGAGTCGGGTTGGGCTTCGGCTATCACATCTATGCAGCAGAAGTCATTACCTGGAATTTCGATTTCATTTTCGAGGGCGGCATTTATGGTCTTGCCGTTGGCTTAGTGGCTACGGGTGTATATAAAGCCTATCACGAGCAATCACAGAATTAGACGCGAGTGCCGACGATGACATTGCCGGAGGTGATCCAAATCTATCTGTTGCCGATTTTAGGTGTATTGGGTGGTCTGACCGGACTGATAACATTTGTGTTTTCGCATCGACAGCGCAAGGCTGAAGCGATCAGGATTGAGGCGGACGCAAAGGAAATCATGGAGCTGACACCTACGAAGGTGACGCAAATGATCGTGGAAGCCTCAGCCAAAGCGCTTGAAGGGCAAAACGGGGTCAATACAGCCTTACAAAAACGCCTAACAGTGGTAACAGATCGTATGACTAAGTTGGAATGCCGATTGGAAGCAAAGGCAATTGTGATTGAAGATTTAAAGGATAAAGTCGATCGGCTAGAAAAAGAGCTGGGGATCAGGGAGGCGAACATCGTGGCGCTCGAGGAAAAATTGAAAAAGTACGAAGCCGAGAACGAACAATACCGTGAGGAAAATTTGAAGCTCAAGAAGCAGATCGACGCCCAACAAAAGCGAATTAAGGAATTGGAGCATCAACTTGCAATCATTCAAGCTGAACTAAAGGAGCGTGGCTGTGAATAATTGGGTGCTTGGAACGGACACATCGCACTGGTCTGGCAAGATCGATTTCGCAAAGATGTATGCTGCCGGTGCACGGTTTTGGATCACCAAGGCAACGGACGCCAACAGGACCACCGGCTATCAGTTTGAGGACAGCCGCTTTGACGAATTCTGCAAGGATGCATTTGCATTCGGTAAGTTGCTGACCGGATGCTATCACTGGTTGCAATATTCGGTGGACCCTAAGGTGGCAGCGGATTTCTACCTGGAACGCTATCAGCGATTTGATTTTGAATTTCCGCCGATCCTCGATTTTGAGGAGCCGAGCGTGTCCAACTTTTCGGATTATGCCTGGCGGGCGCAGGTGTGGTGTCAGCGCGTGGAGGACGTGACCGGACGCAAGCCGATGATCTACACGGCAAAGTGGTTCACCTCTCGCTTCAGCACCGCCCAACTATCATGGATGCAGGCTTACCCCTTGTGGGTGGCGGATTATTCCTGGTGGGCGAACAACGTGACCAAGGCGCCCTACTACCTGCCCACCAACATCTGGGACGGCTGGCAGATGTGGCAATTCCAGGCGAACGGGCGCGGGAATGAGTTTGGCGTCGAGGCGAAGTCAATCGACTTGAACTATTACCAGGGCGATTATGTGCAGCTGCTGGACTGGTTGCAAGTGCATGAGCAACCCCCCGACCCTCTGACGCTTGAGCAGCGGGTGGAACGTCTGGAGGAGGCGGTGTTTGGGTGAGTGAGGCGCCTGACCCGCTTGCGTCCTTTGTGGGCGGTGTGACCCGCGTCAAGACGATGGCTGATGGCTCCCCTCGGTTCGAGTTTGAGGCGGGGGAGGCAGCGATCGCCGTGATGCAGTCATTGGCGGAGGCGCAAGCCAACCGTCGGTTTTTGTATGTGCTGGTCTTTGACGCCGATGCCTGGGAGCGCTTCCAGGAAACGCAAAGATGATCACTTTGGACGAATCGTTGACAAATATGGATAAAAACTTGCCTTAATTATGCCGAATCTAAGCAATTTGCGGGCTGAAATTGACCAGATCGCTGATGATCTGCAGCGTGCTTACGTGTTGGAGCGCAGCAAGGTCAACACGGACAAGGATGGCTATACCAACGCGGGCTTTTCGAGGGGCACATTCTACAAGTGGGACAGCGAAATCCGTGATTACCTGAACAACCTCGCCCAGCGGATCAAAACCGAAGTTGCCTTGCAGATCATGCTCCGCCTCCAGGAAGCCGGTATGGAAGCGGTGGATGTGAAGATTGGGGGGTTGAAGGCGCGCAACGAAAACATCAAACAAAAGTCCTCAACCGAAATTCTGGAGTGGCTAATTGGCAAGCCCTCCCAATCCGTGATCACCCAGGCGAACGCAACCGCCGACCAGGACGAGGATGACGAGGATCAACTGCTGCAGCTCCCCGCTTCGGCGATCGCCTCCTCGTTCTACGATGTGTACCGCGATATCCACGCCCACGGACACACCGAATATGTGTTCAAGGGCGGGCGTGGGTCGACCAAGTCCAGCTTCGTTTCGCTGATCCTGATCGAATTGCTGGTCAACAATCCAGAGTGGCACGCGCTGGCAACGAGGCAGGTCGCCAACACGCTGCGGGATTCGGTTTACTCGCAGCTGGTGTGGGCGATCAACTATCTGGGGTATGCCGAGAAGTTCAAGTGCACGACTTCGCCGCTTGAGATTGTCTACAAACCGACCGGTCAGACGATCTACTTCAGGGGCGGCGATGATCCGCTCAAAATAAAATCGATCAAGCCCAAGTTTGGCTATATCAACATGCTGTGGTTTGAGGAGCTGGATCAGTTCCACGGCGAGAAGTCGGTGCGCTCGATCGAACAGTCCGCCATTCGAGGCGGGGATCAGGCGTATCTGTTCAAGTCCTTCAACCCGCCGCCTCAGGTCTCTTCCTGGGTGAACAAGTGGCTCAAGGTGCCCGATGACGCCCGCTATGTGCACGAGAGCGATTACCGCTCCGTGCCCAGGGAGTGGTTGGGGCAGACGTTCATCGACATGGCGGAGCACCTGAGCAAGGTCAACCCCAAGGCTTACCAGCACGAATATTTGGGACTTGCGACCGAGCTGGGCGGGCTGGTCTTCCCGAATGTGGTCATCCGCAAGATCACGGACGAGGAAATCTATGGCGAGGATGACGGGCAGGGGCACAAGATCGGGCTTTGACCACATCCTGCATGGGCTGGACTGGGGCTATTTCCCTGACCCCAACAGCTATGGCAAGATGCACTATGATGCTGCCCGAATGAAACTGTACATCTTCGGGGAATATCGCAGCCAAAAGCAGAGCAACCGTGAAATTTATGACGGGATTGTTGCAGCGGGCTATAACCCGAGCCAACTGCTGATTTATGACAGCGCAGAACCGAAATCGGGCGCTGACCTGAGGGCGTATGGCGCTTATGCCAAGGGCGCTGAGAAGGGGCCGGAGAGCGTGCGCTACAGCATCAAGTGGCTGCAATCGCTGGTGGAGATCGTGATTGACGACACCCGTGCTCCCTTCCACGCGCAGGAATTTTTGAATTATGAACTCGAGCAGGATCGGGACGGGAACTACATCTCCGAATTCCCCGACAAGAACAACCACGCGATTGATGACGTGCGCTATGCCACGAATTTGTATTGGAGAAGGGCAGGAGCCTGATGTTTGAGCGATTAGTTGCCTGGATCAAGGAGGTCTGGAACAAGATGATAAATCGAACTGAACTCAAGAATGTTGCGGGGGTAGACCCCACGCTGAGCGCCGAGATGATCAGCGCCCTGCAGCTGTGGACGGCGATATATGAAAACAAAGCGCCGTGGTTGTCGGAGGATGTCAAGTCGCTCAATTTGGCAGCGGCGATTTCTTCGGAAGTTGCGCGGCTGGTCACGCTGGAGATGCACCTTGAGGTGTCTGGGGGTCTGAGGGCGGAGTATCTGCAAAGCCAATTATCGCCGCTACTTTCAAAAATCCGTGAGGTGGTGGAGAGCGGCGCTGCCCGAGGTGGGCTGATGCTCAAGCCTTATGTCAGCGAGGGGACAATCCAAATTGACACGATCCCCGCTGGCAACTTCTATCCTGTGCGCTATGACAGCAGCGGCGGGATTTCTGCGGTGATCTTCCTGGACCAAAAGACGGTGGGGGCATGGCATTACACCCGCGTTGAATATCACGACCTGGCAGATGTTTATACCATCCGAAATAAGTCTTTTCGGTCCCGCACCAAGGAAACCCTGGGTAACGAAGTGCCGCTCAGTTTCGTTGAGGAATGGGCGGACATTCTGCCAGAGGCTACGCTCCAGGGGGTTAGGGTGCCGCTGTTTGGATATTTCCGCTATCCGGCTGCCAATAATATCGACTCGTCCTCACCACTGGGCGTGTCATGCTTTGCCCGATCGGTGCAGCAGATTGAGGAAGCAGACCGGCAATGGTCGCGGCTGTTGTGGGAGTTCAAGGCGGGCGAGATGGCGCTGTATGTGGACGTCTCCGCCTTTGACCAGGACCGGGACGGGAAACCGATCCTGCCCAGCCGCCGATTGTTTCGGACCCTGCGCGGGATGGAGGGGCCAAACATCGGTGAGGAAGGCTTTTTCAAGGAGTGGGCGCCCACGCTGCGAGAGGAATCATTGCTGGCAGGACTGGACGCCATTCTCAAGCGGGTGGAGTTCAACTGCGGGTTGGCGTATGGCACGCTGAGCGACCCGCAATCCGTGGAAAAAACCGCCACCGAGATCAAGATCAGCCGGCAACGGTCGTATGCCACCGTAACAGACACGCAAAAGGCGCTGGACTCGGCATTGCGTCAACTGGCTGGCGCGATGGACGTGCTGGCAAGCATTTACAGCCTTTCCCCTGCGGGCGTCTATGAGATCAGCACCTCTTTTGATGACAGCGTCATCACGGATAAGGATGCCCTGCTGATCCAGGACAGGCAGACGGTCACGATGGGGGCGATGCCGAAGTACCAGTTTCTGATGCGCAACTACGGACTATCGGAAGCTGCTGCCCGTGACTGGATTACGGAGGCGCAGAGCGAAGGCAAAACTCAGGAGCTGTTCGGTGATCAAGGGGTGTAATGCTTACAGCGGATTATCTGGATTTTGCCCCTGAGGCGGTCGTTGCGCTCTATCGAGAATATGAGCAGCGCGTGCTCAATGATATCGCCCGCCGCCTGGCAGGGCTGGACTATGCTCGACCGACGGCTGCCTGGCAGATGCAACGCCTGACCGAGAGCGGGCTGGTCTATGAGCAGGCTTTGGCGGAACTATCCAAACTTACCGGACGGTCGGAGGCAACACTCCGGCAGTTGTTTCAGGACGCTGGCGTGCGGGCGATGGCGTTTGATGATGCCATCTATAAGGCGGCTGGGCTGGTACCCCTGCCATTGAACCTCAGCCCGGCGATGATGAACGTGCTGGCAATCGGGCTGCAAAAGACCCAGGGCAGCATGCGCAATTTGACCCTGACATCGGCAATTGACGCGCAAAATGTGTTCACCAATGCGGCGGATATGGCTTACATGCAGGTCTCCAGCGGTGCATTTGATTACAACAGCGCCATCCGGCAGGCGGTGAAAAGCGCTGCGGATGAGGGGATTGGTGTGATCAACTTTGCCAGCGGAAGGCGGGACCAGCTGGATGTTGCCATGCGGCGAACGGTGCTGACGGGCGTGAACCAGACCGCAGGACAGCTGCAGCTTGCCAGAGCGGACGAGCTGGGCGTCGACCTGGTGCAGACCAGCGCACATATTGGGGCGAGAAACAAGGGGGTCGGGCCAGCCAATCATGAGGGCTGGCAGGGGCGCATCTTTTCGATCAGCGGAAAGCACCCCAAGTACCCGAACTTTCAAGAAGAAACGGGGTATGGCACGGGTGAGGGACTCTATGGTTGGAACTGTAGGCATAGTCATTTTCCTTTTTTCGAGGGGATCAGCCAGAACGCCTATTCAGAAGCTGAGGTAAACGAGTATGCCAGTAAGCGGGTGACCTATCAGGGTGAGGAAATGTCGGTCTATGAAGCCACCCAGAAACAGCGGGGGATTGAGCGTGAGATCAGGAAGGCGAAGCGTGAGGCGGATGCACTGGAGGCGGCGGGGCTGGACAACAGCGGTGAGTTACAGCGGGTGCGGATTTATCAGGCGAAGATGCGGGAGTTCACCAGGGAAACAGGGCTGAGCCGTCAGAGGGCAAGGGAGTAGATTTTCAAAGCAGACCCTGCTGAAGCGTTCGACCGTTTGTGATGGTTTGATGCTATAATTTATGCTATAATTTGTGATATAATAATTACGTAAGAGGCGAGGGACTCTTGTCCCTCCGCACAGCGCTGATGGGTTCTGATAATCCTCAGCTTGAGCGCTAACGGAAAAAGGCGCAACCAAAGCCGTAGGACTGGCAAACCAGCCACGCTTTTCAAGAGGAAACTCTTGGGAGCGTGGCTTTTTTTATTATCCAAACTTGCGTTATCCGCCAAACGTAAAAGCGGCGGGCACTGGGAGATGGAACCTCGTAAAAACCGTAGGTGTAAAAGGAGCAAACAAATGAAACGCGAAGACCTGAAGAAACTTGAACTTGCAGATGATGTGATCGACCAGATCATGAAGCTGCACGGGCAGGACATTGAAGCCCAAAAGACCCAGGCAGAAACGGCTGAAAAGCAAGTCGAAACCTTGCAGGGACAGCTGAAGGACGCCAACAAAACCATCGAAGGCTTCAAGGATTTGGACGTGGACGCTATCAAGGCGGCTGCCGATGACTGGAAAGGCAAGGCGGAGCAAGCCCAAAAGGACGCCGAAGCCCAAATCCAACAGTTGAAGTTCGAACACGCCCTTGAAGGCGCTCTCTCGGGAGCCAAGGCGAAAAATCCGAAGGCGGTCAAAGCCTTAATGGATATGGAAGCCTTGAAACTCACTGATGACGGCTCGATCGTTGGTTTGAAAGAGCAGATTGAGAAGGTTCAATCTGAGAACGACTATCTGTTTGACTCCGACACGCCCGCGCCCAAGGTGGTGGCGGGGGTGCAAGGTAAAACAATCAACCTGGACTCGATGACCGCGGCTGCGAGAAAGGCGGCTGGCTTGGTCAGCGAACAATAAGAATAAAAGGAGTTTCAAATGACACAAAGTATTGGTCTGGTAACCAAATTTCAGCCGATTTTGGATGAAATCTATAAAACCGCGTCGCTCACGGCACGGATGGACGCCCCCACCAAGCCCGTAGATTTTATGGGCGCTGCGGTGGTGAAGGTGTTCAAGACCTCCGTGGTCGGACTGGGGACGTATTCCCGCTCTGCGGGCTATCCCAAGGGGGAGGTTGTAGGCAGCTGGGAAGCGCTGACCTTGGCGGCTTCCCGAGGGCGTGAGTTCAGCATCGACCGGATGGACGATGAGGAATCGCTCGGAATGGCTTTTGGCACCCTCGCCGGTGAGTTCATCCGCACGCAGGTGGCACCGGAAGTGGACGCCTACCGCTTTAGCAAATACGCCTCCTGGGCCAACGTTCAGGAGGTTGGCACCCCTGCAACACTCGACAAAGACAGCGTTCTTGCTGCGATTGACACCGCCAAAGCGGCACTCAATGCGCAGGACGTCCCCAGCGAAGGACGGGTATTGTATCTGTCCGACACTGTGCTGGGCTTCCTGGAAGGCGCTGTGACCCGCACACTCGCCAATGAGAACGCCGTTGACCGGCGCGTGATGCGGTTCGACGGGATGGACGTGATCATGGTGCCCCAGACCCGCTTCTATAAGGGGATTAAACTGGACGCGGGCGGCGAAACCGATGAAGGTGGTTATGCTAAAACCGATACAACCGGACGGGACATCAACTTCCTGATGCTGCATCCTTCGGCTGTTTTGCAGGCCACCAAGCTGGCAAACCTGAAGATCTTCAGCCCCGAAGAAAACCAGAGCATGGACGCCTGGAAGTTCCAGTACCGGCTGTACCATGACGCATTTGTGTATGACAACAAGGTCAAGGGAATTTATTCCCACATCAAAGCGAGCTAGGCATGATTAAGCTGACAAGCAATGGGGTGACCATCTCGGTCACCCCTCAGGATATTGACTGGTATTTGAATGCCGGATACCAGCGGGTTGAGCCGGAGGAAGACCTCGAGCCAACCCATGAAGAGACATCCTTGTCCGCGATGACATTGGCGGAGCTGCGAGGTGAAGCCAAGGGGCGTGGGCTATCCGGATATTCCAACTTATCTAAAGATGATCTGTTTGCTCTCTTGACGGACGAGCAGGAAGAGGAAGGTGAGTAATGGCATATAAACAAGTTCATGGTTCTGATTGGATGAACCAGATCAACAACAACTTCACGCTTTTAGAAGGTGCTGCGCTGATCGAATTGGCAAGCAACGCCGAAACGATCACCGGTGAGAATACCACCAAGGGCGTGACGCCTGCGGGACTTGCTGCGGGACTTGCTGCGGGACTGGCAAGCAACGCCGAAACGATCACCGGCGAGAACACCACCAAGGGCGTGACGCCTGCGGGACTGGCTGCAAAGCTGGGCGCTTTTGTGAAGGCAGGTGCTCACACGGTCATCGCAGATGAAGCGACAGCAGAAACCCTGGATATTACAACCGGGTTGGCTGGTGCGACCGTGTTTATTGTTCAGATTTTCAGGGCAGGCGTGATGGTGCTGGAAGATGCTGCGGTATCGATTGCCGCTGGCGTGCTGACGATCGCTAATGGCGCCGTAACTTATGCGGTGACCGAAGACGATGTTGTGAACTGGATCGTATTTTAGTAAAGGCGAGTGGTAATGGCAGGTTACGCAGATTTCGCATTCTATCGGGATACGTACCTCGGGAAGGCAATCGCTGAGGCGGATTTTCCACGTCTGGCGATGCGTGCCAGTCAGATCATCGACCTGGTGACCTATCAACGGGCGCTGCCCATCATCACTGCCAACACAGAAACGGATATGATCACCGACATCAAACTGGCTACCTGCGCGGTTGCTGAGGAGATTCAGAAGACCGAACAACGGGACAGCCAGGGCGGGGGCATGATTGCCAGCGAGAAGCAGGGGCAGTACGCCGTCTCCTACGTGGAGGCGAATGACGCCAAGCGGTCGGCCGAGGAACGCTATCGGCAGGCAGCCAGCCTGTATTTGCTGAGCACTGGCTTGATGTATGTGGGGTTCTATGAAAACGAACGCTGAAGCCACGCTTTACAACAAAACTATCAATCCGAGCACAAGGGCGGAGGAATTTCAGCGCACCGTGCTAACAGCGGTCTATTGGGAAAACCGGCGGGCGGTCAACAAGATTGCCAGCGGTGGTGATATCAAAGCGGATAAAGCGATGGTGATGATCCCTCAATCGGAGGGCGCTAACTATCTTGACCCGGTGGCATGGCAGAAACTGGCAGATAAGACCGGCAAATGGACGCTGCAGGCTGGCGACGTGATCGTCAGGGGGGCGGTGACCGATGAGATTACCGACGAAGTGATTGACGAACTGACCGAAGAAGTCACCCCTGCTTTCACCGTGAGCGACCTCAAGCGGAAGTATGACGATGTGTTGAGCATTACGACGGTCGATTGGATGGACGCCGGTTCAGAAAAGGTGAACCATTGGGAGATTGGAGCGGTATGAGCGGGCCTACGATTGAAACACCGAGAGGTGGGATATTCCTGAACGAGGATGGCACCAAGGCGAAGCTGGTTTGGAACACAAACTTTCAACCTAACTGGCAGGAAAACTACTCCCGTGCCCAGAAGTACGTCGATAGTGAAGTTTTGCGCTTATCCGAGCCCTATATCCCCCTGCAGACGGGCATGTTGGTCAAGTCCGGCATTCTGGGCACGGAGATTGGCAGCGGCATGGTGGAGTGGATCGCACCTTACGCCCGCTATCAGTATTACCACCCACGCAAAACGGGCACGGAGACAGGGCCGCTGCGAGGTCCGCACTGGTTCGAACGCGGAAAGGCTGTTTGGAAGAGAGATGTGATTGCTGGGGCAAGAAGGCGTGCTGGAGGTAGTCAATGAGTCTGTTGAGCAACATCAAGACTTATATCTCAGGGTATTCACACCTTGCCACCGGCGCTCCGTTGTGGGTGGACTATCTTGGTAGCCAACCAACCGGATATGCGATTATCCCCCTGCCCGGGACGAAGGTTGTCGAAACTTATCTGGACGGCAGCAGCCTGCGGGAGTACCCCTTTGCCTTTCAGAGCATGGAGCTGACCGCCGATGAAGCGGAGCGGCTGGACAACAACGGGTTTTATGAAGCCTTTGCAGACTGGCTTGAGTCACAAAGTTATTCTGGCACCCTCCCGACTTTGGCATCTGGGAAAACGGCTGTGTCGATTGAGGCGTTGGGGTGGGCTTTTATTTATGAAAGTGGCGAATCACAAACCGCCATTTATCGCATTCAATGCAAACTAACCTATGAACAGAGCGCATAAAATGCGCAATCAGAAAAGGAGTTGGACATGAGCAAGATTAAACGAAGTCAGGTGATGACCTTCTTGAACACGACACCGTCATCTTCCCCGACCTACAACCTGATCGGCAGTGGGGTCACCGCCGGATCGATCGCCTACAATCCCAAAGTGGAAGAGGAAACTTACATCCACGAGGACAATGCCACCGTGACGGTGGAAGGCTACGCACCAAAACTGCCTTTGGAGGCAGTTGCTGTGTCAGGCGATGCCGTCTTTGAGTTCATCGATGGGCTGCGGATTGCCCGGGCTGTGATGGCGGACGCGGAGACGGACGTGGTCAATGTTTGGGCTTATAAAGAGGGCGGCCCGACCGCCTATCCTGCTGAAAAGCAGACAGTCTCCATCCAGATCGACGAGTTCGGCGGCGATGGTGGGGCGAGCGCAAAAATCAATTACACCATCAACTACATCGGCGATCCTATTCCTGGCACCTTCAACGCATCAACCAAAGCCTTCTCAGCACCCTAAGGAGGGGACATGCCTAAAGTCAAGCGAAGCCTGTTCAAGACCTTCCTCAACACGGGGACGATTGAAGCTCCGGTCTGGTCACTGATCGGCAGGGGTGTCACGGCGGGTTCGATTGCATATAACCCGAAGGTTGAGGAAGAGCACTACATCCATGAGGACAGCGCGACGGCTGTGGTGGAGAGCTATTCGCCAAAGTACGCCATTGAGGCATCAGCCATTGACGGTGATGCGGTCTACGACTATCTGGACGCCCTCAGGATCGGTCGGTCAGTGTTTGAGGATGTGGTCACGGAGGCGGTGAACGTGTGGGCGTATAAGACGCCGATCGCTGGCTACTATCCGG